CGGTGAGGTCCTCCCCATCGGACAAAGAGCTCAAGCTGCTTGGCGGTGCTGACAAAAACGGAATGCTCAACTCCTCCTCCGAGCCACGGCGCGCTGAGGCAGCAGCTTGCTTCATAAGCCAGCTGTGCTGCATCTCCTCGTAGTCCCAGTTGCGCTGCTCCATGTATGCATCACATCCGTAGCGGCACGCCACCTCAAGCACCTTTGGCGCTCGGTCCTCATACACAATGCGGCCGTGTTGGAACAGCTCGTACATTGCGCCAGTGAGGATCTGTGCACCGTGCACCCGCGGTGACCACTCAAGTGTGGATGGCCACACGTGCATGCTCTTGTAGATGGAAGCGAGTTCCAGAGGGGCCATGTACTTCCCAGTGCCAGCATCGTAGCGGAACTCCCTCTTCAGGAACGTAACGTCCGCCCACGCAGTCGTGGGGGCGGAAAACGGACCTTTGGTGGTGTCGGTCAGCTCGAGCCCGTTGCTCTTGAAGTAGTCGTACAGGGTCTCCTGATTAAACCACGACAATACGTTGGGCTTGGCGGCCAGCATGAAGTCGTCGCCATAGTGCATTGCGCGCACATAGTCGGCAAAGCGCCCACGCAGATTGGGAAGCAAGGGTCGCAAGTTTTCGCGTCCGTTGAAGGCAATGCCAAGGCCACCAGTTGTGAACTGGTCACGACGGTGGCGCCAAGGACGGTCCAGCTCCACGACTCCCTGTGCCTGTGCCATGCCGTAGAAAGCACTCTTCATGCGCACGTTGACAATCTCATTGTTGACGTACACAGTCAGAGGTCCACCAGAGGCCGTGGTACCTTCTGTCACACCCACGTCACCTCGCATGAGAATGATGTGGCGGCAAGTCTCTTCCGCAATGGCCCACATGATGCGAATCTCAAAAGAACTGTAGGTCCCAAAGACCTTGCACAGCTTGATGAAAATGCCAAACACACCTATCATCTCCTGATATGTCTGCGATGTGTCCATGTGTCGCCAGTCACCCACAATGGCCTCTTTGCGGTTGTATGCCTTCATGTGCTCAGCAAGCTCATCCCACTCATAGCTGGTGGCATCAATGCCCACCGCACTGCAAGTCTCTTCGCGCGCCATCAGGTACAGCCGGACGACGGGCAAGAAATACTTGCGCGTGATGATGGTGAACACAATAGGGCAGCACTCAAACACACGAGTCTTGAGCTTTCCAATCTTGGTGGGCTCATCCTTGTGCGATCCTTTGAATACCACGTTGATCCGCTCCAGGCTTCCAAGTTGCTCCTCCACCAGCTCAATCTCAGCCAGGAGCTCAGGCGTGGGAGAAAAGGCGTCTGGCAGGCCCTCGCGTGGTTTGGGCACCACAAAGGGGTGCTTGCTGCCCACATATGGGAACCCGGCAGCAGTTGCGCGGTTGATACCGCGTACTGTGCTGCTGCCAGCAACACCAGATGTGGCCTCATCAGTTGTGAGGGGCTTGAGGTAACCAGCAAAGTTGGTGCTGGCCACTGTTGCTGCAAGCTCGTCAAATGTGTCACGCAATGCAAACTCCAAGTGGTCCGGGTGCAGCATGTGGCGATCATGCATCTCATGCAGCTTCGCACGTTCCACTGTCGCCTTCCCAATCGTCGCCGGTGGCCCGTGGCGGCACGCCTCTCCGCAGATTTCCTCCACAAGGGGGGACAGCGGACTGCGTACCAGCCGGGACTTCGTGCGGACCTGAGTGTGGTCGACAAGCGTGCCCAAAGGCTGGAAATTGGTGCCCTCCTTCACCTCGCGTAGCACGGAATTGGACGCCAAATCGCCAACCTCGCCCTTGTGTGCCATGCCTGCTGGTGTGTAGAGAGTGGTAGTCTCCTGCACGACAACTGGAGAAGCGTTAACCCCAGTTGTGCGCAGAACCTCAATGCCAGCCTCAATGTCCGAGCGCAAAAAGCGCACTGCCACGCCACGCTCTTTGCCAGTGCTGCCCATGGTGTGCATGCCAGTGACAGCTGGGTATCGCGATGCCACCACGATGATAGCACCACACAAACCCTTGAACGTAGGCTCAGGTCGCAGGTATGCATACCCGTCATAAGACATGGCATACGTCCCACAATGTATGATCTCTGGTGTGGCCAAGTAGCGGCGTCGCTCAGGCTCGCATGTAGACCCGTTGCGGTAGATCTCCACGGCGGGAAAGACCGCCGGGGCGCCCACATCCGCAATGAATGGCAGTATGTTTGGCATTGTGCCCCCCGCGTTGATCTGAAGCAGCATGGCATCACCCGGAAGGCGAAACATCTGCCGCGGGGCCAGCTTGACCATGAACACCGGGCCACGGCTCTCCGTAGTCGTCTGGAAATCCACGCGCTCAATCCTGCTCCACTCCCCATCAGGAGTGATAAAATTGTGCGCCGGTGCCACGGCATAGTTGGTAGCCACCACAAATGCGTTGGACACCACGATGGCACCGGATGTGTACCGGATAGTCATGACAAATTGTTGGCGTTCGAGCTTCTTGTAGATCTGCTCTTCTGTCATGGTGAGCCTGGGCCCATCGGTGCGATGCCAAACAGCCACGTCACGGCGCTCCCACACATTGTCCTTCACCTGTGGATCCGGCAATGCACCCTCCGCGCGCTCATCAGTTGATGCGCATCCACCCTGCATGTCGAGTGGCACCTCAGGCGGCTTGGGCGTGGGCTTGGGCGCGCTCCGTGACTTAGAGCAAACGTTCCTCAGCATCTGAACCATGCCCAGTACCGCAAGCACTGTGGCAAG